AAGTATCTCCTGCAACATCAGAAGCTGGGTTAGCAGCAGTACCACCCATAAGTGATAAAGCACCAAAGAAATTTGAAACTCCAGCACCGGGAAGAACAAATGTAACTGTTTTTCCTGAAGCAACTGCTGTAGTTACAAAGAACTCATAAGTAATACCAACATTGTCTGTGCTTAAAGCCGGCATATTTACTACAATATCATCAGTTCCATCTACTTCAAAAATAGTTCCAGATTGGTCTTTAGTTAAAGTAGTTGTAACAGCAGAACCAGTATTTAATGTTGAATTATCAACAGTTACTCTAAAATTAGGTCTAGTGTCATAAGTTGCTTCTACAGTAACTGCACCTGTAGTTGTGTTTTTTGTGATTGATTGGAAACCATTTTCTGATCTAACGGCTCCAGTAAAAGTTGTTGTTGCCATAATTCCTCCAAAGAGAAAAAGTCTATCATCTTGGCTTGTCTGCTAGGGCAGTTGATAGACAGTTAATTAATCCCTAGATACGAAAAAAGGGGAGCATAAAGCTCCCCTAAAGTTTAGCTTGATCCGGGTGATCCGTAAATACCAAGAGGATCAGATACACCAAATGAGTATCTTTCTCTTGCTTTATACCTAACATTACCGGTATCAAAATCTCCATCCATTGAAGTTTCCAATGGTGTCCTGTTGAAATGTTTCATTCCATTAGGAACATCGGTGATAATGAAGAAAGCATTAGTGTCGGTCAAATAGTGGTTGACCATGTAACCTTCAGGAATAGCTCCGTTAGTTACAATAGCGTTAACATCATTGTCAGCAGTACCAACTCTAAATTGAGATTCTAAAAGTCTAGTTGCTGTAAACTGCAAAGCAGATGGAACAATTAGTCTTCTAGGTCTGGCAGCAATTTTCAAACCTCTTTGATCTGTAAAAGCTGCAATATTAATAATTGCGTCTTCTAAAGATGTTTCATTAAGGTCTGCTGCTGTAACAGGTCTGTTATCGTTTTTACCACCATTTACAAGTGGGTGACCATCACCACCAGTTACACCATCACCACTAGCTGTAAATAAGTTTACGCCATCTCCAGATTGGAAAGTGTTTGTAAACCCATTATTTAGTGGGTATGCAGCTTTGACTTGTTTTGTGTAAGCCATAGCTCTTGCAAGTGCTTTAGTGTATCTTGCAGATAAAGAATCATAAAGGTTATCCTCTATTGCTTCTTCTGTAATTGCAAAACCTAAAGCAATGGTTTCGTGGTTATATCTTGCTGTAAAGCTCTCTTGTGCTGAATCATAAGTGATTGCAGAACCTTCGTCTTTAACAACCGCCTGACCAAATCCACTTAACTGAACTTCTTCCTCGAATGAACGATCTGAATTTTCAGTTTCATAGATCATGGTGTGCTCATCTTCATACCTTTCGTACTCCATACCGAACAAAGCATTTAGTCCGGGTAGGAGTTCTTTTAACATTTGTGCTCTTGAAATAGCCATATTATTCTCCTAAATTAAACGCCTGTTGTGTTTTCGAATTGATGCCCAGCGTTAAACTTAACGATGACATCGGTGAATGAATCGCCAACTGTGCTGTCAGGTCCATCAACGAACTCAACAATTCTAAGTGGCAATGTGTTGGTAGTAGCAGCAGTAGATGAATCTACAGCGTTTTTACTACGACCAATAGATGTGCTTCCTGCGGTTTGAACCACAGCAACATTATTACCTAAAGTTGTTTGTGCAAGTGAATCGTCACCTTGCATTTGCATCAATAGGTTGGGGTCATCCATGACATAAGCACTAATATCATCCGCAGCAGTTGATGCTGGGAAATATTGTGAGAATGTCTTTTGGTTTGTATTTGGATCAGTGTAAGAAACACCAACAAATACGCCTATGGGTGTCATAGTAGTAGTACCAGTGTCTTTTTCAACAGTTCCGGTATTTACTAATTTAACAAAATCTCCATAGAATATAGCAGTGCCATAAGCATTGGCTATTTTATAATGTCTGACTTTTCCTGAAAAAGAACCGCCAGCACTTAAACAACCTACAGGCTCGGCACCCATTGGGGTAGCTGAAGTAGCCATTTATATTCTCCTATAAAGAGTTTAAAACAAGCCCCAAGCAAAAGTAACTAATTACTTAGAGCCACCAAAAGTGGTCCTAGTTTTGCGATCTGGTTGTAACAGAGGCATACGAGGATCATTTTCTTTCATATAGTTGTTGTCAACAGCAGCCATTTGATCTCTTGCTATTTGCCTATAGTAGTCATCTCTTTGTTCCATAAGCTCTTTTGGAGCTTTGCACAATAAAAGACCACCTACTTCTAGGTTACCTTTAGAAGCCCACTCTGAATTAACATCACACACTAACTGTAGTTCCGGATGATCTTCTGCTTTCACAGCTTCCCATCCTTCTCTAAATTTAGAGCTAACATTAGTATTGTTAGGCTGTCCAAGTACACTTGTAGCAATCCATCTAAAAACCCAGCCGTCTTGCGGTTTAGGGCTTGGTAGCTTGGATTGTGGTTTCCAAGTGGTAGGTCTAGCAGATACCTCTCTGGTTTCTGTTTCTCTTGCTGCTCTAGTAACTTCTTCGGTTACTTTTTTATCTTCTGCCATTATCTATTCTCCTTTGCGAGTTGTTTGGCGTATTGCTCTGGTGTTAAACCCAAACGCCTTGCGAGGGCAACTTGGGTCGCTGTTAACTGAACTTTGCGTGGCATAGCACCATTGTTTCTTGTCGCAGGTGCTACTACACTACTTGGCTTTTTGGGTATCTCAGTTTCCACAACGACATCTTCATCATTGCTTACAGCTTGTTCTTCTACTCCAAAAAGTTCGGGAAATCTTTGTCGCATACGCTTGTTGACTTCCTCATAATATTCATCCGATGAAGGATGTATATTTTCAACTTTAACTAACTTTTCATGGATGCCCATAGCATATCCTGTAGCTTCAGGATAATCCTTATTGCCAAACCATGTATTTTCCTGTAACCACTTTGCTCCCTTTGGATCAATGGGTTGTTCAGGAATATTTAAGTTTTGTTGTTGAACTGGTTGTTGTACAGCTTGTTGTTGCTGTGTTTGTGCATATTCTTGTTGTTGTTTGTAATAGTTCAATCTTTCACTTGCACTATTCAAATCAACTTGAGATTTAAGAATTTTCTTATTAGCTGCTAACATTTTTTCGCTATCACCAGCTTCATAAGCATCTTTAAATTCTGCTTCGGCTTTTTCTAATTCAGCAGATGCCTTTGCAGATATTTGACCAAGCAATGCTTCTTCACCTTTATTTATAAGGGCTGCAAGCCTTTTGTTTTCATTCTGAATTTTTTGAGCATAGCTTACCGCTTCATCTCTTAACTTTTCAGAACTTTCTTTTGCTCGTCTTTCTTCGTGATATTCGTACCTAAGTTTATCAATTCGCTTTTGTACTTTATCATTAATACCTTCTAGTTCTTCTTCAACGCTATTGTCTTCAGAAGTTTTTGCTTTAGGAGGCTTTCTATCTTCTACTGGTCTGTCATCAACAACTTCTACTTGTAAATCATCTTGACTTTCATCAGGATTTTTTGATTTACCAATAACAGTCTTGACTCCAAAAAATTTATCTTCTTTAGAAGCAGGACTTTCAGTTGGTGTTGATTCTACAACCTCTTGATTTGCCGTATTATTTTCTGCCATATTAAACTACCTTAACTATACCTCTTGGGTCTTCAACTACAGCTTCTACACTGTCGTCATTAATTAAACGAAATTCTTTTCCATGCACTTTAAATCTTGTGCCTGAATAAGAACGCATAATAATCCAATCGCCTTTTTTACAATAAGGACCGTTTGGAAATCTTCTTTCGTCTTTGTAACAGTCATCACCCATTTCTAAAACAAACCCAACGATAGAACCAACTTCTTCTACTCTAAGAGTTTCAGATGCTTTTATAATTCCGCCTTTGGTAGTTTCTTCTGCTTCGGGTAAAGCTATAAGAATTTTGTAACCTTTCGGTATAGGTAGTTGTTTTGCTTTTTTAGCATTTGCCTCAACTTCTTGTTGAGTATCTTTTTTTGCAGGTTCACTCATATTTATCTCCGTGCACTAGATATAGGTCTAGGTCCTTGCGTCATTCTTGACGATTTGCAATCTCCAACAGATCAAGTAAATCTCTCTCTGCTAAAGCTAATCCAGATATCACACCTGTAAGATATCTGTATTCTTCAAAACTTTTACATCCGCCACCGGATAAATGATCGGCATGTTCATTCATTCTTTCTCTCAGCTTCTTTTGTAAAGCGTCAATTAAGTTTTCTTTTGATGCAGCCATTACTTATCTAGTAGCTTTTCTGCTATGTCTTTTCCTATCTTAGCACCTTCTATTTGTTCTTTGCTAGATATTTTTTTATTTTCTGTAGCAGCTTTTAATCCTATGTTAGCACCAGCTATGCGTTCTTGAGAAGCAATTCTTTCTTTTTCAATTTCTTCTTGTGCTTGTGCTTTCTGTAAATCAAGAGCAATTTTTTCAGCATCTGCTTTCATTTTTCTTTGAACTTCAGCTTCTCTGATATCAAGTTCTCTTTCTCTTTGTTGAATTACAGGGTCTTCTAATTGTTCTCTCAACTCAGCTTCTCTTTCTTCTGCTTGGCTAGAAGCTAATACTCTTGATGCTGCTTCAGCAACAAGCTCTGATAAACGCAGTTCAATATCTTCTGGTAGAGGTTCATCAGGTGGTGGCAATGGTGCACCAAGCTGTTTCTCAATTTCTTTACGATATTGAAATGCAATGTGTTCGGTAACATGCTCTGTAAATGCAGCAAGTATGGCATTAGCATTAGGACTTTGCCCAACCATCTCTCGCATTTTAGGGTCTTCCATAGCAGCCATGTGAACCTGTATATGTGCTTCATGGTCTTGATACATAAAGGCTTTGACAGGTTTTCTGTTAAGCATATTCATATTTTCTGAAACTGGATCAGTTGGAGCAATTTCAGTTTCTAATGGTACAATCTTATCTGCATCTTTAATCCCTAATACATCAAGCATTTGTCTATGCAGTTCTTCCATGTTGTACATTTGTGGTGCTTGTTGTGAAAGCTGTAACGCTGCTTGATACTGCATAATCTTTTGTGCTTTAGTAGAAGCATTAGGATCAGATACAGGCACTACATCTATACGACCATCAAAATCTTCTTTAATTAATTTTCTACCTTTAATCTCATAAGGATATTCTGTAGGACCATAATCGTAGATTATTTTAGAAAGTATTCTTAATTCATGTTTCATAGAGTTATGTATTCTGCTTTGCACAGAACCCATAACTTTTAACGATCTTTCTAAAAGTGCTAGGGTGGTACCAACCGGTGCTTGATTGTTCATGTCTGACACTTTCAAATCAGCCAATGAAGCGAATCTTCTGCCTTCTTCTACAATATTTTGTAAAAGACTGTACAGAGTTTGGGAGGGCTCTTTGTAGGGAAGAAAAGTAATATTATCCTTAATAGCACCACCCGGCACATCTACATCTCTAAACTCACCGGGCATAATAGGTGTATCATCACCTTTAATCCTAAGACCTCGTGATTTTAAACCACCCGGTAGGTTTGATAATGTTCCTGCATCAACAAGCTGTCTTAATAAACTTGTTGCTGACTTTGCTATTCCACCAATTAAATGTATTAAACCAAACCCATAAAATCCCATTCCGGGTAGGTATTGGTAGTGAACAAAGTGTTGTCTTCTTCTTTTTAAAGGATCATCTTCAAGATAATTCCTTCTAATAGCTAGTATAGTTAAAGATTGATAATCCAGCGTAACTACATAAGGTAAAGCTATACCGGTCTTTTCTCCATCCTTTCTATCTTCAAATCCTTCTAAATCAAGATCAACCATCATTTCTAATAATGTATGACGATTATCGTTTTCGTAAGTTTGTTTTTCTCCAGTTAGTTCATTGTACTTAGATTGAATATTTGTAAGGTTTTCTGAAGGTGGTTGTAAATCTACATCTCTATAAAAACCTATTACCTGTAGCTTTTTAATATCGTTAGTGCTTTTCTTCATTATGTGTGTAGCACGATCACAGGTAGTTAAATCAGATGCACCATAACTTACAACAAAATCTTCTGCCGGTATAAACATACTTGCAGGTCTGTCAAGAGAAGGATCATAATAAATCTTTCTAAATGCAGAGCCAGCCAAAGGAAGATTAAATAATAATTTTTCTGTTTCAGTTCTGTATTCAGACATCTTCTCAGTAAGAAGATAATTTAAATAGTCTTTAATTCTTACAGCTTGGTCTTGAGTGTCTTGATCTATCTCACCCATAATCTTAGTGGCTACAGGACCTTTTGCTGGAAATAATTCAGTTATAGCTTCAGCCTGAAACCTAACTACGGATTCAGTAAGTAGTGGATGAAATACACCACAAGCACCTTGCCACGGCAAAGTACGATCTTCTATTTTTAAACCTAACTGATCTAAACCCTTAGTATAAGTTTCTTCCCAATCTTTGCGTGAGTCTTTGTCTGCATTAAACAGATTTACAAGCTCACTACCTAAATTCTGTAACATAGCATCATCCATAAACTCAGCTATGTTGTCTTCAAAGTTTGGAGTGCCTAACTCAGCACCTTCTTCAAAATCTATAATCATTCCCCC